CATCCTTCGCCCGGAGTGCTTCCAGTGCCTTTTTAGCGTCATTCAGCTTTTTTCTAAGCATCAATGCTTTTAATGCCATCTTTTAAAACTCCTTTCATTTTTTCACGCCATGCGGAAAGTTCACGCTGCCTGATTTCGTCCCTTTCCTTACTGCGTGCTGAAATGTTAGTCTGTTCATAAGCGGGAAATGTACAACAGGAAACTTCAAACAAATCAAGGTCTTTAATTGTCCAATGTACAGCCCCATCGTCCCGGATTTCGGTATCCTGTTCTTTGAGGTCGAACCCGAAAGAACACTGGTCAACGTCCCCACGCTTTACACGTTCATACAGGTTCATTGCATCCCTATCGTTCGGATTGATAGAGATTTTTCCCCATAGACCATGCGAGTCTTCACGCAGCTCTAATGTGTTGGCTTTCGTTCTCCCAAGTACCAAAGTTGTATCATGGTTTATTAAGGCCCTGACATCATTGGAAAGTGTCCTCGAAAATGCGCCCGGTGCGATGCTTTCACTCATTCCCGGGGCAATTTCATAGTTGCTATTAAATACGGCAAAATATCCCTCGATAGTGGGGTTTTCGCCGTCTTCCCTCGTTTCAAATTTTGTCGGTATGCTTCTTAGCTGTCTTTTTTCCATTTTGTTTTCCTTTCCGCCTTAAACATCCGGCAGAACCCTCGGTCAGTACGCTCCAACCTTTACACGGTTTAAACCGCTGGAACCCACACAGACCGCCGTCAACCTTACAGATAATGTGCATGTTTGCACCGTATAACGCATTTTCGCATTCGAGTTTTAATTTCATTATTCGTCATCCTGTATTAGTTTTTTCTGACTTCCCGACATATCTGTCGGGATGTAGTTTTCTAGTACCTTGTATTCCTTCAGTCCTGCCGGGTTCATGTGCATTCTATCCCGCCATTCATCGCCGTTCACAAAGCCTCTATCAGACCCGGCAAGCAGAACCCTTGACATAGATTCCAAATCATAATCAATCAGGCTCCACACGTTAAACTGTAGATACCAAGCCGGATTGATAATCAGCTTTTTCGTCATTTCTGACGCTATGCTTTTACATAGTGGCATAATGACGGTTTGGATAAATGTGTTCCATTCGGCTTTCTTGTAATCGCCAACACCAAGCACGAAAGGCGGCACTCCAAGAATAGCAGCCACCATTTTCTTATTCAGTGTTACTGTGTCATTGATTGCCAAATCTGCAAGCGTTAACGGTTTGACCTGATCCACGCTAAACTGTTCTGCCGGAATAATCCATGGCTGCCCCGGCGTTTCCGGTTTAATGTAACTGTCAATCAGTTTCTGCCGGCCGGCCGGGCTTGCGAATTCTTCCGTCAATGCATCAACTTTGACGATTATTGAGGGTTTATATTCTGACCGTAAAAAAGCTTTTTCGGTTGCGGCGGCTTGCTTCAGATTGTCGGCAACATCCCGGAGTGAAACGTTAATCCCCTGACCTTTCCACAAGTAGGTCTTGTCCGGGTTATAAACAAAATGTAAAACGCTTTCCGGCTTTCTCTCTTTGCCATCTATCAGGACTTTGTAATCCCGGTATCCAATCGGCAGAAAGGAAACTCTTTCGGCGCTGATTGGTTCAAGGCTTTCAAGGTATCCTTGCCATGTATGCGGCACGACAATGGCGTTCCCATGACCGTATAAAAGCATGTTCATCACGATGCTTTCCATCCATGTGCTTCTTGTCATGTTTGGCATGGGGTCAATATCAATCTGCCGGGATAACTCGTTTTTAATACGGACATCACCGTCACTTGTGTTATTCATCAAGTAAATAGTGATGCTTCCGATCAATGACGCTATTTTCCTGCAAGCTGTCATGATTTCCGGGTTTTTATCCAGCGACGTATAACCGGGACAACAGATTTCATTGTCGTTTAGCCACAGCGCAATCGTATTTTTACCGCATCCGGCGGTGCTGTCTCTCTTATTTATCCGCTTTTTTCTGCTCATGTTTCACCCCACCATTTTGCGGCTTTTTGCTGTTTCTCTAGGTTCTCCAAATATCTAACGCAAGCAAACACGCTAGCGTCAAAAAGGTCTATTCTTTCGGTCGGTTTGATTTTTTCAAACTGCACCATATCGTCAGTTTTCTCTATTGCTCTAACATTCTCAACACAGTATTCGTATGCTTCAGAATGCAGATAATAAAGGTTTCCATCTTTTGCCTGTTTCTCAATGTGCCGGAACCCTTCGGATTTAATGTAAAAATATTGTGGCTGGTCTATGACGTTAAATCCGGCCTGTTTCATGAGCATGATATATTCCCGTCCGAATTTTCTATCATGCCCCACTTGACGGATTTTAAAACCCATCGACCGCATATTTTTGAACCATTTAACAACGTCCGAATATTCAACCGTAGGACTGTTGCAAAGCGTCAGCCATCCGTCATCGGCCCATCCAAACAGAGGTATATTATCTTTTTCCGCTTTTTCGTGTGCGGCGATAACCGGAAAGAATGCGTGTGATATGATGATGTCAACGCCTTTATAGTGACCATACAAAACCGCCGCTGTTAAATCGTGCATCTTTGATAAGTCGGCACCGCCAAACCACTGGATCGGAAGTTTAGAAAGTTCTTCCACGCTCCAATTATATTTCCGGTCAGAGGCCCGGAATTCATCAATCGAAAAATAGCTCCTGACGGAATTCGTAAATACATTCAGCGACTTTGCAAAAAAGTCCTTTCTCTGCTGCGGATCGTTTAGGGCCTGTAAGCTATCGTTTAAAATGTCCTGCGGTCTTATTGTCACTCCATAATTGGGATTTGCCATTTCGTGGATACGTGGGTTTGTGAAATCCACATTTCCATTTTCATCCTTTTCCGCACAACACATAAACACGAAATACTGTTCATCCTTGATTGTTCCATCAAGTATCTGCCGGCAGTATTTCAACCGCTGGCCCAGGAATCCTTGTTCGGAATCTCCTGCCGTGGAAATTCCAATCATCAATTTATTCGTGTATGCTTTCATAGCCTCTTTAAACAGGTTATATTGTTTTGTAGACTTGAAAGCGTGGATTTCGTCAGCAATCGCAACATTGCAGTTTAAAGAGTCCTGTGTGTCGGGATTCGCCGCCAATGCTCTGATAAAGAAAGAACCGTCCGGCAATTCTGCGCTCATGGAATGCTCGTTGTTGTTGTCCATGATATGGATGGAGCCACCTGTTTTCTGGTCCTCACCCATTCGCCGGACGTTGTACGACAAGAAATTAAAAGTTTCAAGGGACTGCATAAGGGCCGCACTCGAAACATAAACCTTTGCCCCTGATTTCCTGTACCATAACGCTAATGCCCATGCAAGGGATGCAGCAGTCTGGGTCTTCCCGTTCTTGCGCGGGAAGAAAAGCAATGCCTCGTGGAATCTTACTGTTTTAGTTCCTTTCAGAACGAAACCAACCAGATTGTAAATAATGAATTTCTGGAAAGGCTGTAGCAGAAAAGGCTTTCCCCGGAGCGGTGTTCCGTCTAATGATTCCCCCTGTTGATGGCAGAGTGTTCTTTCTATGACTCCGATACAAAACTCTGGAGCGTGGTAATCTATTTCATAATCTGGATTTTCTAAGTCCTTGAAAAATCTTTTAACGCCCTGTATCAGTTCAGGACATGCTATCTTTTTTCCGTCCCGGATGCTTTCGGCATATTCTAAAACGGTCTTCCAGTTTTTACCCTTTTTCATAGACTCTTTAAAGCCTCAACAAGTGCGCTGGTCTTCTTGTCTTTCACCGCAAGCACACCCATTGTTTTTTTATAGGCTGACGGAGTTAAACACAATTCCCGCCAATGTGCTAATGCCTGACCGTTTAAGTCATTCCACAAAATCAGCAAAGGGTTTTTTGTGTAGTTCATGCCGCCGCCCCGGATAGCATGTTCAACGACAGGCTGCGCTCCATCGTCTATATATTTTTGTAAAACTGCGTCCCTCTGTTCCAGAATATCCGCTAGCGTATCAATTACGGGTTTATATTCATCCGGGTTCAAGTCGATGGAACGCATCTGTTCACATATTTTCTTTTTCCATTTGCCGGATTCCATCAACTCACCTCGATTCTTTGTTAAAAATTTACCAATTTCGTCAGATTTCGCCAGAGTTGGATTTATT